GAGAATTCCACCCATACAATACTTTACCGCCAGAGCGTAAGGCTAATGAATTGTTGTGGAGTATGGAGTATGCTCCAGGAACTGATTACTATGGCAGACCACCAATCATCAGTTGTCTTGGCAGTATCAAGGGTGACATAAGTGCTGTAAGGTACAATAATAGTTTCTTTGAGAATTATGGAATGCCTAAATTCGCGATTACTGTTACTGGTGATTTTGCTGATTATGATGTAGATCCAACTGAAGAAGATTATGATGTTACTCAGACTTTAAGGTATAAGATTGGTCAACAGATAAGAGAAGTGATTAAGAATCCTCATTCAGCTATTTGTATTACTATACCTAGTGAGGGTGAGGAGGGTAATGTTGATTTGAAGATTACTCCATTAAGTGTGCAGACTGAGGAAGGGCACTTTAGACTTTATAGGAAAGATACAAGGGATGAAGTGTTGCATGCTCACCACGTAGACCCATCAAGACTCGGAATCTACGATGCAGGTTCCCTTAATGGTGGCAATTCAGATAATACTATGGCCAGTTACAAGTATGGAACTATCGCTCCAATCAAGAGTGAATGTGAAGCTTTGATTAATCAAATCGCTAATGAGTTAGATGTTACATCATGGCGTTTTAGTATTGAGGATGTTGCACCGATTGATTATACTAAAGACCTAGCACTTGCGGACTTCTTGTTTGCACGTGGAGCAATGACCATTAAAGACCTCATTGATAACTTCGGTTCCAAGTTCGGTTTGGACATTGAAGGTGAAGAAGAGGATTACTACCTTAATGCTAGGTATATTAATGGTGTACCATTAGAGCAAATATGGAACAGTACTGAAGATAACCCATACCTTGAAGTGGATAGCATATTGGCTAGTTTGGAAGGTAACCTAAATGAAAGCATTGAAGGCAAAGAAGCAGATATTGAGAAGCCAAGTGACTAATGCACGTTCAAGGAACAATGAGAAGCAACTTGAAAGGGCATTAGCAAGGTACTTCAAAGCTTTAGAGAAACAAATCCAAAGGAACCTTAAGTTTTATTGGAATGATAATTTGGTGATGGGTCAAGTCGACTATATTACAGAGCCGATTATGGCTAGTCACGAACAATACTACGAAATCCTCAAGAAATATGTGAGTAGGGAATATCAGTTAGGAGCCAATGAAGCAGAAAGATTAGTGCTATCATTAAATCGTAATCGTGTTGCAAATAAAGCAATCGTTCCGAAACCTCGTGCTTTTCTGAAGAGGACATTTGAATTATTCGGTATCCACGCCACTGCCGAGGAAGACCTATTAACTCGTGTCTTTATTGCAAGTGAAAGGACACTAGCGAGAGTGGACCGAAGCATAATGGATATTATTACTCTCGGTTACAAGAGTGGAAAAGGAATCGATTATGTAGCGAACAATCTGACTAAAAGGTTCGACCAATTACAGACTTGGGAATCCAAAAGAATCGCGAGGACAGAGATACATAATGCACACAACAGAGCCACTATGGATACTTACACTGATTATGGTGTTGAGTATACTATGTGGGTTAGTGCCCATGATGACAGGGTAAGAAGTTATGATAAAGGAGACCTTGCAGACCATGAAATCCTAGATGGTGAAATCATACGATTAGGTGATGAATACAGCAATGGACTCAAGTATCCTGGTGATACAGATGGACCCATCGAAGAATGGATTAATTGCAGGTGCAGTAATGCTCCCTATGTAATTCCTTACTCTTATATTGCACCGGACTTCTCTCCTTTCAGAGAAGAGGATTTAATTAAAGTTGAAAGAAAGGGCTGATTGATATGAATTATGATTTTAATATGAGTCCAAGATATAAAGAAGATGGTAGAAAGTGGTATCCTTTTATGGAACACCAATTAGTTTGGATGATTGCTAATGGCAAAACAATTCCAGAGGGTTATGACATTCACCATTTAGATGGCAATAAAGATAACAACGATTCTGATAATCTTGTATGTATCCCTCACGATATTCATTTCTTATACCATTATTCCGACAGAAATAAAAGTGGGATATTTAGAGTCCACAAACGCCCTTCCCATACTTGTAACCAAGGTTATACTTGGTCTTATAAATACACACAAAATGGAAAGAGTAAAAGGATTGATTCAATTTCTTTGAAAAAACTACAAAGGAAAGTGAAAGACAAAGGACTCCAATGGTTAATAATCAATCCGTTAAATGCTTTAGAATCTTATAGAGAAAGTGAAGAGAATAATTAAATGATTTGATACTTATGACATTCATTAAACAAAACAGTGATGGTAGTGTCTATTTGACTGCTCCAGTCCTAATCCCAAATGCAAGGGATTGTGATTATGAGAATGGCGAAACACCATTAACCATCGAGCAAGTCAAGGCATTTAAAGAGTCATACGATAAGTATGGCTTTGTTGACCATGAACATGGATTAACCAAAGATGGGCGTAAAATAGGCGAACCATCAAAGAGTATAATTTTAGATCATGATACTACATTCACAATTTATGATGGAACATCCAAAACCTATCCGATGGGCACTTGGATGTTAACCACTCAATTGACCGATGAAGAGGCAATCTCCGAGGCACTAAAAGGTTATTATACTGGTTATTCACCATCTATACTCCCACGTGCTTCTGCAGATAAGTATTTGGAAGCCTTGAAAACTAAGGGAGAGTGTAGTTGTAAGAATATCAGTAGTATGGGCAATTCCTTAATAAAGGATGTGCCTGACCCAGTAGTATTAAGTGTAAGCTTGACAAGGCAACCTTGCTTACACGAATCACAATTTTGCGAGTTAGATAACATGGAAGAAGATATTAGTTTAAAATCTAAAATCTTGAACGCTATGGGTATGAGTGAAGAAGCAGAAGTAATCGCTCTCAAATCCGAAGTCTCTGATTTAAAAGCAGAGATTGAAGCAATGAAAGAGTCTTTTGCTGAATCATTAAAATCCATGCAAGAAGATTTCAAACAAACTTTAACCGAAGCATTAACACCAGTAGCAGAAGAAGAAATAGTTGAGGTTGCAGAGAAAGCTGAAACTGAAGAAGAGGCTACTGAAGAAGATGAACCTGCCGAAGAGGTTGAAGTTGAAGAAGAAACCGAAGAAGAAGTAGAGGAAGAAGAAGAGGTTGTTGCTGAAAAAGGCGAAAGCAAAGCAGAACCAGTACACGATAACATTGAAGCCCAAAAGGCTAAACCACAAGACATTTACACTGTTTTAGGAAGAAACCCTAACGGAACAAGAAGATTATAAAAAAAACAGAAATGATTGATAACTAAAGTGATTTTTATGATAAACGAACATATTTTATCCCAGATTGTAAACGAGAACGAAAGAGAAGTCTTTAAATCAATGAGAACTGATATGGCTTCCGCAAAAGCATTATTAAACGATGAACAGTTTAACACTTTCATGAGAGCTGCTACCATTAACCAATCCATCCTCCAAGATGCAAGCTTCCGTAAAATGAATGCTATGAACCAAGTAGTAAGCTCCACCTATGTATCTGGTAGAGTATTGCAAAACGGTTACGATTCCAACGGAGACACCGAAGACCAATTGACTGAAGCAACCATTGGTTTCGGTAAAGCAGAACTTAACTCCACCAAATTAAAAGCATTAACTAGCTTATTAGATGATGATAAAGAGGACAACATCGAGCGTGAAGCATTCGAGCAAACCTTATTATCCATGATGGGTGAAGCTGTAGGTATTGACCTTGAAGCAGTATGTGTATTCGGTGACGCTTCCTATGTTGGTGCTAACACTAACCCTGACCCATTATTCAGTACCTTTGATGGTTGGTTAGAACAAGCAAAGACCTACCAAGTCAAATCTGATTTAGCAAATGATGGTTCCGATGACAATGACGGAGACTTCGACTTAGACGATGGTGTTGACGCAATGTTCGATGCAATGATTGGTAAATTACCAGTACCATACAGAGCAGCAGGATTAATGAATCGTTTAGCATTCTATGTACCATGGGAAATCTACGATGCATACCAAAACTTATTAGCTTCTCGTGTAGACACTCTTGGTGATACCAACTTAACTGGCAGACCAAACCTTACCTACAAGAACATCCCAGTCAAATACGCACCAGTATTAGATGCAGCAGATGGAAGAACCGTATTCGGTAACGTACCATCTATCCTTACTATTCCTGAGTTTGTATGGTATGGTGTATACAAAGACTTAAGCGTTGAACCAAACAGAATTGTCGCTCAAGAAAAAACCGAATACTACTACAGAATTCGTTGTGCTGCAAGCTTACAATGGAAAGATGCATTCATCACCGGTGTCATAACTGCAAACGAAGCTAAAGCAGTACAAGCAAACAACAAAGTATAGATCCAAACTCTATACTTTTTATAATTTTTTTTTATAGGAGGGTTTACTTAAATGGTTGATG